ACCAGCACCACCAGTTTCGCTTGAGGGAACGATAGAAGGCCCAGCGTCAATGTCTGGAAGCCCAGCGTTTCTACGCATACGCCTAACCTCATTGGCAGCCTCAGCAGCAGAAATCTTTACGCCCATTATTGCGTTTCTTAAGTTGTCAAGTTTTGCTTTATCTGCGTTACCGACCTCTAGGGCTAGTTTTTTTGTTTCATCAGTAGCTTCCTTAAATGTAAGCCTAACAAAAGCACCACCTTGTTTTACAAGAATCATTTTTTCAGCAGTTTTTTCAAGCTCTGAGTTTGTAACCCTTAGCGCCTCATTTGATTGACCAATCTCATACCCAAGTTGTTTTGTGACATCATTTAGTATGAGAATTGCTCCAATAAGAGCGCCGATGCCAATAATTATCCAGTTAGCTGTTGTAAGAGCAAGTGCGGCATTTACAACCGAAATAGCTGCCCCGACACCAAGAAACAATCCAGATAGCTGTAACAACAAGCCAAAATTATCGGCAGCAATTCTAAAAAATGACCCAATAGTGCCAGTTATGAACTCCATAGTTTGACCTGTTGTTGTGCTGGTATCGCTCATGTCCTTAATTAAGGCAACAAAACTTTCTAAAACTGGCATAGATGTTGTAACAGCCGCAGCAATTTTAGGGCCTATGTAGTCAACCAAAGGAACAAGAGCTTCAACCAATGCACCCATAACTGGCAAAAGCTGAACACCGATAGCGGCTTGCATGTTCTCAAACTGAGCTTGGAGTTTCTTTTGTTCTACAAAGAGGTTTCCTGACTGAGCTGTAAAAGCACCAGTAGCGTCAGCAGCTCTCTCGTAGAGAAGCTCCATTCTAATAATCTGCTCAGCGTTTCTTCGAGCAGCACCCTCAAGTTTGTTTTGTCCTCTAGCAGCAAGCTCGGCATTGATTTCGCTCTGCTTCATGGCGACACCGAACTTCTCAATCGGGTCGTACTCACCTCGGAACAAGGCGGTCATACCAAGCAACGCTTCTTGGACATCGTAGCCATAGGTAGCAGCTAAGTCCACACCAAGGCTTACAAGTTTTTGAGTTTGTTCGGTTACAGCTTCCATACTGAAGCCAGACTGCTTTAGAACCGAACCTAAGAACGTAGAGGCTTTGGCAGCGTCTTTTTGGCTTAGACCAATGTTGTATGCTTCCCTAGTAAACCTGGTCATTGTTGGCGTAAACTCATCAAAAATTGTTTTTAGCGAGAACATGTTGCGTTCAAGGTCACGAGCAGAATCAATAGATTGACTTGTGAATTGAACGGCCTTAGCAGCCAAGCCAAATGACGCTATGGCAGCTCCGACTTTTCCAAGCGTCTTACCTAATCCACCTGCCTCTTTTCCAAAAGCGCCTAGTTGCTTGGTCGCAGAGGATATGCCGTCACCTTTGAAAGTGCTAACAATGTTCAAAAACATGTTGCTCATTATTTATTGTTCCTGTCAATGTTGTTTTCAACAAATCTTATGGTTTCTTCAATAGCTTCTCTGGCCTCATCAGATACGGCTGGTAACGCTTTGTCAAATCCAGGATAAACATTCCTAGACTTTTTACGCTTACTTTTCTTTACCACAGGGCCTAGGTTGCTGAGAAAGCTGCTAACCCCACCTGGTCGAATTTCGTGGCTTCTCATAATTTCAGGACCACCAAATTCTCGTATTTTATACATTCTTGTATAGGCTCGACCACTTTGTCCATTTGCCAAGTCCGCATAAACTACACCAGCGGACCGAACTATAAGCCGTGAAATTCCTGTTGCGCCTTTTTTATTTTTTTCCAAGTTTGAAATGCTAATAGTGTCATAAGGTTTGCGGTTGGCGTTGCTAACTGCGCTACCGACTTTACCGTAGTTAGTTCCCCAACCAGTACGACCACCATGTCGCATACCTGTCATGGGGCCACTTACACCTGCGCCCTTACCATCGAGTTCTTCTTTGACACTTTTTTTGGCTTTCTCCGCTATTTTTCTCCAACGCTTTTTGAGTGCCTTTAGTTGCTGAGGGTCAATCTGTTTCAGGGCTTTTACAAAAACTTTCCAGTCTGAGGCATAGACCTTGACAGCATCGTTAGTGCCAGAGTAAAGTTTCAATGCCATTTAGACCACCTATCTGTATTTATTCTACCGAAGCAAAAAAAGAGAGGACACCCCGAAGGATGCCCTCTCAAGTACGAGGTGCTTGGTGCTGAGCCTTATAGACCAGATACCTGCCTAATGTCCAAAGCATCCTGTCATCTAACTCCACTAGCTCTCTAGGACTAATCCCAGTTTCGCAAGCTAATGTTGCAATGTACCAGTGAGCGGATGCGTCACCAAGCCCGACTATTTTTTTTGTTCATCTGCTGGACTGACAGACTCAATTAAGTCCACCCATTCTTCAAATGATGCAGTAGTCGCTTTAGTTCTTGTTTCACTTGCCCAAGCTAGGAAAAGCAAGTGAGTAATCTTGATGTTTGATTCAAGACTGGCAATCGAAATGTCAAACTTTGTTTCCAGCTTTATCATGTCTGATGGGCCGCAAACAATTTGCTTTACTTCGTTTGGCTTGTCGGTGAACTGTATTTGTAGGTTTAGTTTCATGCGACTAGCCTAGCAGAACTATGCGGCTGGTGCGGTTCCTCTGACAACTTCGCCCGATACTGGCCATGTGACCGAAAGGGTAGCTAGGTCGCCAACAGCTCCAGCGAAAGGCTGGTACTGGGTAACTAGAGCCGAGAAGCGGTACTCAGGGTTGGTTGCGGTTACAGTTCCAGAAGTAGGTGCAATCTTGACATCTACAAGTGTTCCCATAAGTGGGAATAGTAGAGAGTCAACAGCGCCAGCTCCAAAGTCCTGGTGGAAGTCAAGAGATACGGATGCGTCTTTTAACCCACCCAGTCTCGTTCTGTAAGATGACCCGAAACTGGTCGTTTCGATTTCATCTGTTGAGATGTCAAGGGTTACAGAAGCAATAGAGGTGCTTAGAACAGCAGTTCCAACTGTTACCTTGTAGTCTTGTGCGTAAAATTTTGCCAATTTATTTCTCCTAGTTTGCTATTACTGTGACTGTAAAGTCAGCAGCGAGGTATGTTGTATCACTAATTGTCAAAGAACCAACAGAGTTCAATGACACGACTCGGCAGTCGTAGGCATATCCACCAAGAGTCTTGTCTGATTCTATCGCATTTTTGACACTATTTGCGCCTGGAGTAATGTAGCCATCAAGCTTGCGCTGAGCTAATCTTTCGGCAGACCGACCAACCACGACAGTTATGGTGAAGTTGTAGGTTGTCATTCCTTTTGCATAGGCTTGGTCATATGTAACTGAATCTAAGCCAACAATGGCAATAGGGGGATTAGGTAAATCAGGAATCTCTGCGGCAGTGCGTAGGCCAGAGATAGTGGCAAGATTGGTAGCTAGGGCTGACCGAATTTCGGTAATGCTCATTAGCCGAAGTTTCTCATAATCCTAAATGGCATAGCAAGCTGTTCAACATCTGAATCCAAATAGCGGTTCACCCTAATAGCACCCATGTCACCGAATCCAGCAATACCTAGAGGCGAGTCTAGTCGTTTGTAAAGTCTTGAGGACTGAATAATCGTTGCTTGCTTAATTGCGGTAGGAATTGCGGGCCAACCCCACACGCCTGTAATTCGGCAAAGAGCTTGCTGGTCAACAACAGGCCAAGTGTAATCACCGACAGCCCTAATACCAGTAAATGGCATGTAGAGTCCGTCTGAGCGGCTGTTTAGAGGCTCTAGCTGAAAATCGTTAGCGCCCCAAATTACATAAGTGTCGCCAACCTCGTCAGTAGAAGAAACCTGAGAGATTGAGATTGCGTCATCAATAATTAGGTTGAGTGCGTCAGTAGCAGCAAAGTTTCTGGTGGCTGTTCCAGCGTTTGAAAACGTGCGGGCTGTGTATCCGTCAATCATGCGTGAGGCAGACTCGATAGCTGTTTCTAGTAGGGTGTCGTCAATAGCGTCTGTAATGCGAAGTGAATTTTTTACTTCTGAAAGTGTGGCGTAGCCGTTAGTAATTGCCATAATGTTCTCTATTCTACTTGATGGAAAGGATACTACTCCCAGCCGTTAGCTCGCCGTATTTCAAGCGAGTAAGTCCCTGCGCTGTAATCCTTAGAGTCAACTTTAGCTTGATAAAGTCTTTGGTTGGCAAAGAAGGTGTTGGCGTTCTTTTCCATGTAGCCAGCCTTGATTGTGGAGCTATTATCGTGTCTTACTTTGATGTTAGCCAACCGAATATTTACTCCTACAAACTCAGCCCTTCTTGTGTAGTCGTTGTCCTCAAAGTAGGCAGGAAACAAAGACTCGTCAAAAAGTCCTATGCTGGCAACCGCTTCATCGCCCAAAGCAAAGGCTTGCCAATGTGGTGCATCGGCTGTCAGGGTAATCTCATCCCTGCGAGCCTGTGAAAGTTGCTCTAGTGCGCCAGGCTCAAAGACAACATCGTTAGAAACTATAAACCAGCGATAGGCGTATGGGAAAGACTTGATGCCTAAATTCCAAGAGCCAGACACACCTAGATTAGCTGGCATGTCTAGCACTGTCACCTTTTCAAACAATTCACTAAAGGTCAGCTCTGAGCCTTGGCCATTGTCAATTACTAACAAATGATTTACTGGAACATCTACGCTGTTTAGCATCCTTTGAAGTAGGTCATAGCGATTCAGCACAGGCACAATTAGGTTTTCTAGCTCACCAAGCATTAGGCATACCAAGTGTGTTGCTGTGACCTGTGTGATAAATCCAAGTAACCTCTGGACTAACTGCGAACCTAGCACCTGCGGCAGCCAGTCTTTTCACA